GTCATAACCTAGTGCCTCTGGATTGGATAAGCCGACAGACTTGTCCAAAATGTCGTGAGAATCATCAACCCACCTCTGATATGAGGTGGGGGTGTGCAATAGGACTCGCCAAGAACCAGTTGCACAGAAAGCAGCAATACGTTCCCCCACAAATCTCAACAAATCAAATAGGGCGATGAAGAAGTCGCTATGACCAACAACTCTAGTCATACATTCACTCAACATCTCCCACAAATCAGCGAGACTCGACTCATAACCAATGGATTTCAAGAATCCACCGGAAAAAGCAAGACCAACAACCTTTATGAACTTAATCACTGCAGGATGGGTCTTCAAGGTATCGTAAGCAGTTGTGAGGTCTTTAAGAACGGACCAATCGAGGGTCTGAGCTTCAAGACCAGAGCTGAAAGCAAATTCAAAAATCATACTTCCAACTGGCTTACCAAAATGAATCCTCGTAACGTAGTCACAGATAGCAAGAACATCAGTCAGGGTGGCTATAGAAGGTAGCCGACCTAATACCCAGGTGGCCGTATAAAACCACTCGAGCGCGCGGGCCTGAAATTCTACTGGACTGAGACCAGCAGCGCGGAGAATCTTGGCTGACAGACGTCCGTAAAAGTCGCCAACACCAAATTGGGGTTCAAGATCATAAATTTCATTCGTCATCGCATGACGGGAGGGCATGTAAAGGCACATAACGTATATAATGACAATAGAAACTCTGATTTTTGAAAGGGTATTATTTCTCCCACCAAGGGATAGTGGCTCAATACTGTGAGCCACAACAGTGCCTGGACTTTTACCTGACAAGTAACCATCATTAAAAAATGATATAGGGTTTGAATGTTGGTGAGAGGCTGCACACGAGGTGATACATACCCACTGCATACGGCAGAGGGCGCCTATCGTTCGCAGATAACGTGAGAGAAGCCCGTTATCTCTGAGAGGTTACTGCAAAGGATACCAACAAAATCAAACACCGATGTAAAATCATTCTACACCACATTTAAAAATGGGTTTTCAAGCATTACAAGATGCTAAAGACATTGTTTTCTTTTATAATGTTTTATTTTTTACTTTTCGTTTAGCAGATGTGCAGAACATGAAGGACAAATAAAATAAATAAAGGGGGTTTGGGGGCAGGAAGCCCCCGGGGACCGGGTCATCGAATCCGGCCAAGGTCAGAAATAGGTGTAGAGAACACTAAAAGTTGTTGTATTATATAGAAGGTACTAGCAAAAATGAGAAGCGCAAGATATACAGTGGAGGTCCAATGCATATAAAGGGTTTCCCATAGAAGGAGTAAGCAAAAATATAATGCATCAGACGAGGACAGAGTCCACAACTTATAAACACGTAGAATTGAAAAATTCTAC